CTTCTTTATTTGGTGTCATTCGCATTTCCTTGTTTATTATCTCCATCTAGTATACCAAAAAAAGCTAGATTTCTCTAGCTTTCTGCCCTGTTACAAGTGGGGTTTCTTTTAGTCAAGCGACTTTGCTACTTCAATGGCTGCTTCAAAGTTTGGCTCGGAATTGATATTGTCCACATACTCAACATAACGGATAATATTGTCAGCATCAAGGACAAAGACCGCGCGAGCAAGTAAGTGCCACTCATTGATTAAGAGGGCGTAATCACGTCCAAAGGAATGGTCGAAATAGTCTGAGAGCATGATGGCATTTTCAATGCCTTCAGCACCGCACCAACGTTTTTGGGCAAAAGGTAGGTCCATGGAAACAGTCAAGACAACCGTATTATCCAGTCCAGCCAGTTCTTCATTAAAACGACGCGTTTGAGTTGAGCAGATACCTGTATCGATAGAAGGCACGACACTCAAGACTTTTTTCTTACCGTCAAAATCAGCCAGAGATTTTTTAGAAAGGTCTGTTGTAGTGAGAGAAAAATCAAGTGCCTTGTCACCGACTTGTAGTTGTTTACCTGTAAAGCTAACAGGATTTCCGAGGAAAGTTACCATAAGATACTCCAATCTTTTTTCTTCCATTTTAGCTGAAACAGTCAGAATTTTCCAATGATTTGACTGAAAATATGGGCATAGAAAAAACGCCAGCGTGCTCGAAGAGTGGATGAAAGAGTTTATACTTGAAAATTTCCGCGCTTACGGCGCAGGCGGGCTAAATATAACAGAGCTTTACCGTAGACTCCATCAGGAGTATTTTAGACGAAGGGGTGAAGCGCATAACTATCCGAAATTTCTAACCGGAAAGATAAAACCGCTATTTGACGCAGGCGTAATAAAAAGATACCTAGACGGCTATTACGCCGCTAACAAGCTTGAATACATAATGATCACGAAAGGCGAAGATAAAGCGAAAAGCTACTTCCAGCCGGCTCTGGGCGATCAAGGCGAGATGATAACCAGACGCAACCAATGCTGGCAGATAGATAGCTCGCCGCTTGACGTGATGGTAAGAGATGGGGAAAAAGGCGAGGCGATACGAGCCAATATCCTTAGCATCGTGGACGTATATAGCGGCAGATGCGTGGCCAGTATAGAGAGAAAATCAAATGCCCTAGGCCTTGTAAGACTCATGTGGAAAGCGCTTAATACGCTAGGCAAACCCGATTACGTGAAAGGGGACAATGGCAAGGACTACCTAAGCGATCAGTTTCAGCATCTATTAAACGGCTTAAATATCGACTACGATAGAGCCATAGCGTATAGCGGCGACGAAAAAGGCTTTGTAGAGAGGCACTTTGGGGTGATGCAGCATGCGGGCATCTCTCAAACGCCGGGATATATAGGATTTAATCTAGCCATGAGAGAGGCGATCGAGCAAAGAACGCCCAAAAAAGATAGATCCGCAAAAGACGAGCTAGGGTTTGTTAAAAAGACCAATCTTAAATACCTACTAACGCTAGACCAGGTAAGGGTTAAATTTGAAGCCGAGGTGCTTAAATGGGACATAATGAGCGTAGGACGCAAAAAATCAAGCCCGATGGATCGTTGGAATAGCGATATGACTCCGCTTCGCGGCGTAAGAAAAGAGGAATTTATGCTACATGCGGGAGGATTAGAGCCTAGAACGGTAGGCAAAAAGGGAATTAGTTACGATGCAAGAGAATTCGGCTCGGCGTTTCTTCCGGCCGTAAAGACCCAGGTGTTAGTTAGCGAAAACATAGACGACGTAAGCTCGATATTCGTATTCGATTTGGAAGGAAATTTCATCTGCGAAGCAAAGGATAAAGAGATATGCCCTATGAGCGCGGAAACTTACAAAGCCGTTAAAAAGGTCTTTAAAGACGATATGAAAGCCATCCGAGCCGTCATCAAACGTGCTGAATTTAGCGAATTTACTAGACTAAACGTTAATTATGATCTCGAAGTAATGCTTGAAGCCCATAAAGAGGCGTTAAAACCTGAAAACTTTAACTACGAAGACGACGACAAGATAGAAACGCTAAAAGAGACCATAAAAAGGCAAAAAGAGGTAAATAACATAATAAATGCGGGGTTTGATTACGATAAATTAAATGAATTTACCGCAGAGAGAACGACTAAAAAGAAATTTTCCGTAGACGACGCCATAGAGATAGCAAGCGGAGAATAAAAATGTTTTCAAGGTCGTTTAAAGTCCTATTAAACGGCGTTTAAAACATTTAAAAAACAAAATTAAAAGGAGGAAAAATGCAGTTAGCAGACAGAATAAAAGACTTCATCGAAGCTAATAAAACAAGCGGTATGAGTCAGAACAAATTTGCTACGGCGTTGGGAATAAATCCCGCGTATATCTCGGGATATATAAAGGAAGGCTCTAGCTACAAGTATGCCGACAAAGTAGAAGAGCCAGCTAAAAACTATCTTGACAATTTTATCCAAAAAGTGGACGTTTTACAAGACGAGCTACCTTTCGTAAAAACCAAGGACGCCAAAAGCATACACGCGGTGATCGGCTGGGCGGTACAAGATAGAGATATGGCAATGATAAGCGGAGTAGCTGGTAGCGGAAAGACAAGAGCCGTTCGCGAATACGTAAGAACGCATCCAGACAGCATTCTAATCGAGGCTACCATAAATACATCCGCAAAGAGCCTTTTTAAAATTTTAGCTAGAGAGCTCGGACTAAACGACAAAGGAAGCATAGACGAGCTGATACGTCAAAGCGCGGAAGCTCTAAAAAAGGTAAGCAGAACGATCATTATAGACGAGGCCGAACACTTGCCTTACCGCGCGCTTGAAAGCTTGCGCAGGATGCACGATTTTAGTCGCGCTACTTTGGTGCTCGTGGGCACGAACAAGCTACTAATAAATTTAACCGCTTCAAAGAGCGGAAACGAGCTAGAGCAGCTAAGCTCGAGAGTCGGAAATAAATGGATACTAGGCGGACTTTCCTACGTAGACGAGGACAAGAAAAAGATAAGAGACGACCTAGAAGCCGTTTGTAAAAACTTCGGCATAACGCAAAAGCCATGCATCGATCTAATAGAAGCGCTAGCTAAAGGAAATTTCAGAAAGACCGAAAAATTGCTAAGAAGAGCGAAGATGCTAAGCGAATACGCAAAGACTCCTATAAACGAAGACGTAGTCAAAGAGGCTACGAAGATGTTGCTTTTATAGTTGTAACGGTTGTAATAGTTGTAAGGAGTAAAAAATGATAGATATAAATCCTCTTGAAAATCGCGCGGCGGAGCGAACACAAGCGGCAGGGCTAGTTAGACTGGTAAGAGAATTTGAAGAGAAAGGATTTGAAGTGAGAGTAAGTGCTAAAGGTGAACTATGGGGCATAAGGCGCGCAAGAATGATAAAGGGCCAAAAGGCCGACTACTCAAAGAGTATGTTTAAACTGGTGGGTAAATATATCGTAAGAACCGCCGACGGCAAAGTGATCGATACGGCAGCTTAAATTTGATTTTTCGGGAGCTCTGCGGAGCTTCCTATAAAGTTAAACTTTAAGAAAGGAGAAATACCGATGGGTAAAACTACGATGCGCATGGTTTACGTGGCTACACCCTATGCGGGGCTAAGCGGCGTAAGCGAAACAAACCGCCCATCTTTAGCTAGATATATAGCCAAAAATGTTTGCGCAAGAGTAAGAGAGGCGGGGTATATACCGATAAGTCCGGTACTAGCTTTTAGCGATATATTCGACGAGCAAAAGGATAGGGAATGCGTGCTTGATGCTGGACTTGAGCTACTTAGCCACTGCTCTTACGTATATTTTTATGATTTGCACCCAGACGCTTTTAATAGCGAGGGTATGCGAAAAGAAAGAGAATATGCAAGAGAACTTGGAATTAGCGAGCTTGATTTAGACGGTGGATTGTGGATTGATTGATGGTGTTGCGGATAGTTAAAAAGCAAAGGGCGAATTTAACTGTCTGCCTAAAATTAAAAGTAAGGCATATCAATAAATTTAGAGCAGAAAGAGAGGAAAGAATGCAAATAAATAGTTTTAGCGACGTAGACGTCGCTTTAAAAAGACTATGCGAGCTAAGCGTAGGTATAGAAAAAATCAACGGTGAAGTAACGCTTGAGTGTAACCGTATAAAAGAAGCTAGAAAGAGCGAAGTTGAAAGATTGGAAAGCGAAAAGAGCTACATCGAGCAGCAAATCACACTATTTTGCGAGGACAATAAGGCTGAATTTGCCGAAAAACGCTCAAAAGAATTTACCTTTGGAGAGATAGGATACCGCATAAGTAAGAGCGTAAGAATACCTAATGTAAAAGCCAAGCTTGAAAGTTTGTTAAGCTCAATAAAGGCATTTGGATTAGGTAAAGAGTGCATTATATATGAAGAAAAGCCTAACAAGGAAGCACTTGCGGAGCTAAAAGACGAGGATTTAGTAAAGCTCGGTCTTAAAAGAGTGGTAAAAGATAATTTTAGGATAGTGCCTAAAATAGAGAGTTTGGAGGTAGGAAAATGAACGAGATAAAGAGTGATTTTCAAATTTATTGGAGTGAATATAAAAAGTTAAAAGATAGCAAAAATAGGCTTTTGCCTAGGTTTGTAAGACGAGAAAAATTAAGAATTTGCGTTAAAGGGCTTTAAGCCCTTTAAAGAGCGTTTTAAACCACTTTAACGCTCTTTAAAAGGTTTAATTTTAAGGAAAGACGGTTTGACAACTAAGCAAAAAATTCACCTCGATAATCTACACGCAAAAAAGAGAGCATCGTATCAAGCTAGACTTAATAATGTCCTAAGCTACGATCTTAGTTTTTACCGCTTTAAAAACGGAAAGCTAAATGTGTCAAAACTAGCTAGATGTAGTGGTTTAAGCCGTGGATTTTTAGAAAAAGAACTATGGGAAAAAGGGTTATAATGAGCGAAATTTTCGAGTTTTTAAAAAGTTCTAGCCTAACTAAGGATAGTTTCAACGAAAAGGTCGAGTTTTTGATAGAGGGCTTTTTAGTAAAGCAGCTAATCACACTGATCTACGCGGACGGCGGCACGGGCAAAAGCTACATGGCCTTTGCTCTAGCTAAAAAACTTTGCAAAGAGGGTCAAAGGGTGTTTTTCATAGACTACGACAACCCAGTAGGCGTACTCAAACAGCGCGGCGTAGATAGGCTACTTATAGAAAGCTACGAGAATATGAATTATATCCAGCGCTCCACTTTGGAGCTTTGCGGATTCGAGCTTGTTTTAAAGCTAGAAGAAAACGCCGTAGGTAAAGCTTACAAAGATTGCGTTTTTATCCTAGATAGTTTGCGTGATTTTGTAGACATCAACAATGACAACCGCATAAATAGGCTATTTGGTGCGCTTAAGAATTTACGTGAAGCGGGAGCTACTGTGATCATCCTTCACCACTCTAACAAAGACGGTAAAAACTATCAAGGCAGCAACCACATAAGGAATTCTCTCGATGTCATGTATCATCTACTAAAACGCCCTAGCAAGGAAAACGAGTTAAATTTCTTACTTGAAGTAGCTAAAGAAAGAGCCGGAGTAAAAGATAGTGGTTTTTGCGTAAAAACGCTAAATTTAGAACTAAACGAGCTTGACGTAGAAGTAGCTAGAATGAGCGAATACGAGCTAAATTTTACTACTCTAGCGCAAAAGATACTAGCCGGCGGAGATCTAAACAAGACTGAGCTGCTAAACGCTATGAATTACGAAAAAGACGATAGAACGGCTAGGGATTGTCTCGATAAATTCGACGGCAAGCTATGGTTTAGTCGCAAGGCTGGCAAGAGCGTGATATATAGTTGTAAATCAGAGACTACAACCGATACAACTATTACAACTATAAGGGAAAATACCTTAAATTTGGCGGTTTAGAATGAATACGAGCGAGCTTAAAAAGTACTATATCAAGATGATACAAACGTTAAAGCACAACTATTTCGTGGACGACGAGTGTAGGAAAGTGTATTTACGGGCGCAATTCGGCAAAGATAGCCTAAAAGAGCTAAGTATAGAGGAGCTCAGAATCGTACTAGAAGTCGTGGGATATAAACCCCATAAAGGCGCAAATTTTAAAAGATCTGCGCGAAAAAGTAAAGCAATCCGCAAAACCAAAGTACACAAAATGTCTAATCCTTCTTTTGTAGCCGGTGAAGATCTAACGTCCGCTAAAGGCAGCCTATACGCGACCAAAAAGCAGCTTGAAACTATTGTTGGTATTTGGGAAGAGATAGCCAACGTAAAAACGGGCATGGCTTTAAGAGAGTTCATCTTTAGGATAGTTAAAATCAGACCTTTGCATCTTAAATTTTTGTCAAGGAGCGATGCCGCCGACGTCGTGCAAGCCCTTATTCAAATGAAAGATAAATACTACAAATGATAAATAGCTTCGATATATTCGCCGAGTTCTACAACCGCGTCAAAGAGAGCGAAAACATGGCCGACATCATCAAAGAATACGGCGGAGCAAATATTTACGTGCCAAGCTACAAAGGTACGTTTAGAAACTACGATATACTCAAAGAATACGAAGAAGGCATAGAGTTAGGCAAGCCACGCCCAGTAGTCATTCGCGAGATCGCCGCGAAGCATAACTTGAGCTATAACAGCGTTTGTGCTATAACCAAAGAGATAAGAGAGCCTAGTTTGTTCGAAAAAGAAATGATATAATAAGTAAGAAATAAATACAAAAGATAAAACAATGCCAGAAAAACAACCCAAAACAAATACCAAAGAGGCCGATATCCTTAAAAAATCGTTTTTAGACGCCGTAAAAGACGGCATAGGCTTTGATGAATGGCTAAAAAGAGATATAAATTTATTGTCACCCCTAAACATCGCAAAAGAGCAAGAAATTACGCAAAAAAATGGCAAAAAGAAAAATAAGATGGTTTTTAAGGACGAGCTTAGAAGGCTATTCTTTTTCGCATCTAGGCTATATCATGCTAAAAAGAGATATGATAGCCAGATGGAAAGTCTAGGAGGATATTTTAGATATAAAGCCGTAATAGATGATCATGCGAGCGAAATACACAAAAAATTTCATAATATCGTTTTACCCAAAAACGATCCTTTTTGGGATAAATTTTATCCACCTAATGGACTAGAATGTGAATGTCAAGTTCAAGTCTTGACCGAGTTTGAAATTAAAAGCGAGAGATATCGCGCGTTTCAAAACAGCAACGACCTAGATACGACCGGTTTGGCGCAAAGTGAGTTTTTTGCTCGAAATTTCGGCAAAATAGGATTAAAATCAGAGTTGATAGAGCCTTTTATCAAAGATTGCAAACTATCTGAATAGTTATGTCCCGTCAATGCTCAGATATATCGCCCAAATATCCTCTCTATGAAATTTATAATCTTCGTTTTTATTATGTTTTCTATCCTACTAGGTAGCT